GGCTGGCCAAGATCGCGCTGTTTAAGAACCGGCAGAAGATATCAGTCGCGGCTAAATTCAAGCTGACGGCGTTCCAGTTTGAAGTCGGCGACACGCTGATGCTGACGAATAGCCGTCTAGGCTTTTCCAGCAAGGTGTTCGAGGTGCAAAGCTGGGCGCTGAATTTCGGGGCCGATGAAGTGTCGGTCGACTGCCAACTGGTCGAGACGAATAGCGCCGTGTATAGCTGGACCGCTGAAGAGGCGGTATTCCAGCAGGACAACACAACACTGCCCGATCCGTTCAACCTTACACCGCCATCATTTACTGCGACCGATGAAGTGCGTGCGCTGAACCAGACAGCGATATCGGTGCTGATCGTGGATGTGCAGTCGCCATCGATCTATGCGAAAAACTTTGAGGTGCAGGCCAAGAAAACAGCCGACGCAGAATATACATCGATGGGCATCGGTTCCGGCAATAAGTTTGAACTGCTAGACGTTGAAGATTCTGCGACGTATGACATCCGGGCGCGAATCATCAACCGGATCGGCGTGCAATCGCCATTCGCCACGGGCCAGCATCAGATTGTCGGCAAGACTGCGCCGCCACAGGATGTCACAAATTTCAGCGTCAACATCATTAACACAGAGGCGCATCTTAGCTGGACGCCCGTCACAGATGCTGATCTGTCGCACTATCACGTCAGGCACGCACGCGAGACAACCGGCGCAACATATAGCAACAGCATCGATCTAGCGCCGAAGGTATCGCGTCCTGCGAACACTGTGATCGTGCCAGCGATGACTGGCACTTACTTCATCAAGGCGGTCGACAAGCTGGGCAACGCATCCACCAATGCGACCAGCCAAGTCGCCATCATTGAAGAGGTGAAGGGGCTGAACGATGTTGTGACATCAACGCAGCATCCGACATTCCCCGGCACAAAGTCGGGTGTGATTGCGACTGACAACGTGCTGAAGCTGAAATCGGCGATCAATTTCGATGATCTTGCTGGCAATTTCGATGATGCGCCGGGTCTATTTGACGGTGCTGGTGGTAACACCGGCACAAGCGGCACTTATGATTTCGATAACTATATCGATCTGGGCGCAGTCTTTACTTGCCGCGTCACAGCAAATTTGACGGTGCAGCGCCGCGATTATGTTGTTTTGTTCGATAGCCACGAAGGATTGTTTGACGACGCGGTCGGCACGTTCGATGGCGACGTGCAGGCGTTCGATGACACTAATGTCGAATTGCAAGTCAGCGTCACCAACGACGATCCAGCAGGGTCACCAACTTATTCAGACTTCCGCACGTTTTTTGTCGGGGATTACAAGGCGCGTGCTTTGCGATTCCGCGCTATCTTGACCAGCACAGATGAGCAAGCCACGCCAGAGGTGACGGCGATGTCGGTGCAAGTCGATATGCCTGATCGTGTTGTGAGCGAAGCTGACATCGCATCGGGTGCCGGTGCCAAGGCGATCACGTTTTCGCCAGCCTTCAAATTATTGCAAGGCGTCGGCATTGCAGCGCAAAACTTAAACAGCGGCGATTATTATGCTATAACAGCTAAGAGCGCCACGGGATTCACGATTACGTTCTTTAACTCCAGCAACGCGGCGGTCGACAGGACGTTTGATTACGTCGCAAAAGGATATGGTGAGGTCGCAGCATGAGCCAACACGATTTAGATATTGCCAATCAGGGATTCCCGGCAACCCGCGCAGACTTGAATCTGGCGCTGAAAGCCTTAGGTTCGTTGCAGTCTGGGGCAACCGCGCCGTCTACGACATATGCCAACATGCTTTGGTATGATACGGCGAACAATATCCTCAAAATTAGAAATGAGGATAATGATGCATTTATCAGTCTGTTTACGCTTGATCAGACTGCCGATAATATTGAAGCGCTGACGATTAATGGCACGATGACGGCTGATGTGCTTGCTGTTAATAGTGCCGCCTCTATCACAGCAAACCTGCCAACTTTCACTATTACAGGGCAAGGGAGAGCAAATGGTTTTGAGATAGCTGGCACTACCGGTAACACAACACTCACTGAAAAGTCGAACAACGGCATTCAGTTCGGCACGAACAACACGAACCGCATGACCATCACATCGGGCGGCGGCGTGGGCATTGGGACGACCTCACCGACCAAAAAACTATCCGCTTCCATTGGATTGAATGACACGGATGGTTTGGCTCTAGAATATAACGGAGAGAATAGAGGCGGCATCCTGCTAAACCCTGTAGGCGGCGAGGTTCGAATGGGTGCTCAAAACAGCACCGGCACATATTTTACGACCCTATACTCAAACGGTTCTGAGAGGGTCAGGGTGGACCAGTCAGGCAACGTGGGCATCGGCTGCACTAACGGCGATATAACATCTGACGGTAACGCCAGCCGCAAATACGTTACAATTCAAGGCACGGGCAACCGTGGTCGCCTCAATCTTGGTTCGACGGCAACCAGTGGCGCAGACGTTGGCACTCTAGGTTTCACTAACGGCACAAATACTGTTGCCGCCATTTCTGTTGATAGTGACGCTGGAAGTCAGACTAACGGCTTGATGGCCTTCGCTACATCTGGGTCAACCCGTATGACCATCGACAGCGGCGGCAACGTGCTGGCAACATCCGGCACGATTGGTGGTCTTGGCTCATATAACAATACTACCGGAAGCGGAGCCAATGTTCATATTCTGTCTAGCGGTGTTTTAGTTCGTTCAACATCATCTAGCAGATATAAAAACACCATCAACGATGCCACTCACGGTTTGACAGAATTGCTAACACTGCGACCTGTTACCTACAAAGGCAATAACGATGGCGACACTGTATTTGGTGGCTTGATTGCTGAAGAAGTACACGACGCTGGCCTGACAGAGTTTGTGCAGTATAACGATGATAATGAGCCAGACTCACTAGCATATGGAAATATGGTGTCTCTGTGCATCAAGGCCATCCAAGAACAGCAAGCAACAATCACAGCGCTTGAAGCCCGCATAGCCGCATTGGAAGGAGCATAAACTAATGGCAAACACATACACTTGGAACTTTAACTTTGACGTCTGCAATCAGCCGCAAAATCAGCATGACGACGTGATTTCAACAATTCATTGGCGCGTCACAGCCGTCAGCGACAGCGAGACTAATGCAGAGGGCCAGCCGCTGTCTGTCAGCGCATACGGCACCGCTGGTTTGGAGACACCCGAAGCTGGCGACCCTGACTTTGTTGCCTTTGACAGCGTGACAAAGGACTGGGCCAAGACCAAGACGCTTGAGAGCCTCGGCAAGACCGAAGCTGAAATGCAGACAATGCTTGATGACCAGATGACTGCGCTGGCTAACCCGCCTATGCGTCAGGCAGTGCCGTCGGGCTGGTAAGATGGACCTGATCCACATCATCGACACGCTGATCGGCATCGTGGTCGCAGGCGGCGCGTGGTATATTGCCGGTCAGGCGAAGGAACTGAAGCGCGTCGAAATACTGCTGAACCGCACGCGTGAAGATTACATTACGCGGGTCGAGCAGCGCGATGATATGCGTCAGGTGATGGAGGCGCTGCACCGCGTCGAGGATAAGCTGGATAGGGCGCTGGGGCGCGACTGATGTGGAGATGGTCAGCATCTTTTGCTTGTATGTGTTCTTAGAGGAAAAGCGCATCAGCGATGATCTATGCTTTCGATCGATCGATGATTGCCTTTACTACAGCACCAGACTTGCCCGACAGGGCGACAAGATAACGACATACTGTTTACCACGCGAAATCATTGAAGGCAGCGAAAGGGTCTATTGATATGATACAGGTGCCGATGATCGATGTCATCCAGACCGCGCTATTGGTCGTCGTGATCGTCATGATGGCGAGGCGATAATGATCGATCCTATATCAGCATTCAGCATGATCAGCAGCGCCGCTGGGGCCATTAGCGGGTCCATCAAGGCGGGAAAGGACCTGTCGTCACTGGCGGGTCCGATTTCGCGTTATGCGAAGGCTGAGGCAGAATTGAATTTCGGCGCAGCCCGAAAGAAAAAAAGTATCTTTAGCAAGATGACCGGGGCCGAACAGGCTGGCATCGATGCGTTTTTCAAGCAGGAACAGCTTGACGAACTCCGCAAAGAAATGCGGTCTATCTTTCAGATTTACGGCAAGCCGGGTGCGTGGGAAAGGCTGCAAGCTGAGATAGCCAGACAGCGGCAAATCCAGAAGGACGAACTGGAACGCCGTGCCAAGGTGCGAGACGCGATCATACTGTGGACGGTGCTGCCCACAATATTGATCGGCGGCGCAGGCTTGCTTTATCTTTTCGTGATGTTCTTGAAGGGGCAATCGTAGCGGGGGAATATGATCGGGGGATCGGCCACGACGACTGGCCTGCAAGGCGAGTTTATAACACTCGCCGCAATTCTTGATTTAGGATGGAAGGCAGGCCACGCGCCGATGGATGGCGTCGACGTGATCGCGTGGTCTGGCAATGACTTCATGCGCGTGCAAGTCAAAAGCGCACGATTGCGAAAGCAGCGAGATCGCGGCGCACTAACCTATCACCATCAGCTAGGGTCAGGCCGCGATAAAAAGACCAGACCCGATCAGCGTGTGTATGATATTCTTGCCCGTGTCGCCATAGATCAGCGCCGGGTTTTTTTTGTAGCTGCGTGCGGCGTCAACAAATTATCGGAACGGCGCAGCCCGGAGTTTTACGCCCGGCCTGACCTCGAAGAGGACAGTTGGCTGCGCGCCGTGGAAATCGTTATGGAGACGAGAAATGAATAAAGACAGATTGCGCGAAGAAATCGCCGCAGATGAAGGTGTGAAGCTGAACGAAAATGGTGAGCATATCTTGTATCTGGATCACCTTGGTCTGGTCACGATGGGTGTGGGCCACTTGGTCGTTGAAGGCGACCCAGAACACGGTCAGCCGGTCGGAACGCCTGTATCAGATGAGCGCGTGCGACAGGCATTCGCCCTTGATATAGCGGTGACGATTGAGGATTGCCGCCGGTTGTGCAAGAACGTCGATGTCGATTTCGATGCGCTTGATGAAGAGCCGCAGATGATCTTCTGCAATATGGCGTTTAATCTTGGATATCCGCGTTTTTCAAAATTCCGCAGATTCTGGGGCAACGTCGCCAAAGCTGTCGATGAACCGGCAATGTGGAATTCCGTCGCAGATGAGGCGGTCGATTCCCGCTGGCATGATCAGGTGCCAAACCGGGCGAAGCGCTTGGTTAAGCGTTTAAGGGTGCTGGCCGATGGCTGAGTTGACGATGGAGCGCATCCTTAAATGGAAGCTGCTGCCGCGTCTGATGATGCTGATGTTTGCGCTTATGGCGTGGAATGTGTGCGATTGGTTTATGGCCTTGGGGGCCGAAGCCACGACGCAGCAAACCGCGTTTGTCAGCACGATAGTCGGTGCCGCCACGGGGGCGTTCGCCGTTTGGATGGGGAGCGAAACGAAATGAAGTGGTTGCTGCTGATGATCATTATGGATGTCGATGGGAAGATCACGTCGCATATCCTGTCGGCGCATGACACGATGGCTGAGTGTCACGTCGCCGGGACATATATCAACTGGGAGGAAAGAATGCCGGTCAACAAGGATATGTTATGCTTTGGGACCGATATCGATATGGAGGTTATGGAATGATACAGGCATTGATTGGCCCCGTTACGGGCCTGCTGGACAAGTTTATCGAAGACAAGGACCAGAAGGCGAAGCTGGCGCATGAAGTCGCCACAATGGCGCAGAATCACGCGCAGGAACTTGCCAAGGGTCAGCTTGAGATCAACAAGGCAGAAGCGCAGCACCGCAGCGTTTTCGTCGCTGGCTGGCGTCCTTTCGTTGGTTGGACGTGCGGCGTGGCATTGGCGTGGCATTTCGTACTAGCACCGCTGACGATCTTTGTCTGCGCTTATGCTGGCATCGCCCTGCCCGAATTGCCGACTTTTGATATGTCGTCGCTTTTAACTGTTTTGATGGGAATGTTGGGCTTGGGTGGCCTTAGAACATTCGAAAAGACAAAAGGGCTTTCCAAATAAAAAAAGACCCCCGGCTTTTTAGGGCCGGGGGCAGTCTAAAGGGAGGAATCAATGAAACCAAAACGGTCCATCAAGATAACTCTATGTGACGGCTGTTGATTCGTCTAGCCCTTCCCTTATCAATTATCTTTTTTAGATGCGCGTTGACCGTAAACTGGCTGATGCCGATTGCTTCGCCTAGAACCCGCAGTGTGGGCGTATAGCCTTCTTCCCGCTGGTATCTAGCGATCTCGTCATAGATGCGCTGCTGCTGCGCTGAAAGGGCTGTCATTGGTCGATTTCCTTTATCGTTAGGGTTTTCTGGCGCACGCTGCGTGCATCTTTCGCCGGGACGACGCGCTCCGGCTGCGCTTTGAATCGACGCATAGGCCATTTCAGCATGATGCGTTCGTTGCCGACCGTGCCGATTGCCGTTTCGTGATCGCCCATAAACGCCATCAGATCGATCATCGCGTTGTCGACATCTTCCTGATGCCCTGCGATCTCGCGTCGGGCATGCACTAGGTGTTCGAGCGCAATCTGCACTTCAGTATTTTCTGGATCGATCTGCAACGTCGGCAGCTTGCCATCTGTCGTGCTATGGCAAAGCACTGCGTCGTTTAGGTTCGACCAAGGATACCAAGCACGTTCTGTCCGGCGGCGCTCGAAATCCAGCACCGCATCGCGAATCTGCTGCTGGATGATCCTGTCGTGGTGATACAGGAAAATCCGCAATTCGGTGCCTTGAT